CTTTTGGCACTACGGTAGACAATGCGTTACAATCACCACCACCCATAGCAATGCAATTAGGTAGAAAAAGACTATCAAAAGGGCCTTCAACCACATAAATGCGTTTATTGAGGTTGACCTTATCCAACCCAAAAACTTTTGGTTGTTCTTCCAGAAATCCAAGTGTAACATATCTAATGTTCTCCCTTTCTGGGCTAACTGATCTACCTTGCACATGGGTTAGTTGCTTATCCCGATTATAAAAAGGTATCAGTATGCGTCCTTCACCAGCAACGGTATCAACTAGGGTTGGGTACTTATTGGGTAAGGCATCATTTACGTATTCAGCAAAATCATCACACCAATAGAAATCTGAAATATCTGGCAATTTTCGGGCTGACAGATATTCCTTTCCAATATGGTCATCCGATAAGTTGTTGATTGGAACTGCATGTTTGGAATTGAGTTTATTGAACACTGGTGCATCATATGGGTACAATTCTTCATCGGTTGGTTTCTTGTAATTTGAGAAACCATTTTCACCCGATGTCCATCGTTCCATCCTGTACTGCTTGTACAAAGTTGGATCTATTTCTTTGATTAAGTTTCCGACTGTCGATCCATATCCACAATTGTGACATTTATAGAACATGTCATCCAATTTTTTGTAAAAATATCCTCTCGCTTTAGATTTGGATTTTTGTGAATCACCACAGATCGGACATCTGCAATTAAAGGTGTAATCACCTTTCTTAGTGAACTTATCGAGTTGCCCCGAAAGGTTGATAATGTAGTTTATGTCGATTCTTATGCTCATGACATATATTATACCACATTTTCAACCAAATGTCAAGGAAAAAAGGTCACTTCATCAAGTTTATTACAGATAAAATAGCACTGGCTACGGCAGGGAGGCCTGCACCAAAAACAACTGCTTTCCATCCAATCCTTAATGAAGTTTCCATTCTCTCGACCCGTATTTCCAAATGATGTATGTGATTATCACGCAATGTCTTTACATCATCTTCGAGTCGATTTAATGTCGTTGAAATTAGTAGAAGTTGATCTCGTATAAAATCATCTGAACTCATAGTTGTTGCCCCTGTAGGTAATCACCAAAAGATGCAACAACCTTCTTTTTTTTCTTTTTCTTTTTGTTTCTTCTAACTATTTTTCCCTGCGATTTTTTTGATATTTTTAAATCATCATCACCAGCAGTCGCATTATAACCCATACCAGAAATACCACCACCACTGGCAGTCACCGTTTCCTGTAAGTCATCCCACACAAATTTCAAGAATGTGGTACGTTTGAGTTCATCTAACTGTACTGGATCATAATCTTCTTTGAAAAACATGTAGGTTGCCGCCGCAAGACTGCCCAAACCTTTACCGATAACTGGAACTTTTTGAATCAATTTTTTAAGATTCCATACCATTCGATTGAAAAACCCATAAGCATCCTTTTCTTCTGACGTTTTCAAATCACGTTTTTTCTTTAGAATATTGCCCTCATCATCTATGATTCCCAATTTATATGCATCGGTCTTGCTAAATGGTTGAATCAATGCCTTGATAAATTTGTATGTAAGATAATAATCAGTTGCTCTAGTAAATATACCCATCGAAAAATCCTTATTCCAATACTGTTCTGACTTCTTTAACCACACTCTGATCCAATGGTATGTTATCTGTATTTATAATTTTGTGTTTCTCAGAAATTCCCAAAATGGTTTCGGGTAAATAATTTAATGCGATCAAAAAGGGTTTCAATATCGACCAATGTTCTTCATTGATTCGGTGGAACAGAACCCTAGTTATTGCCTGACTATCAAACACGTTATATAATAAAATAAGGTGATTGAAAATCAAATTGATTTTCAGTTCATCACCTTTTTGGTAACGGTTGAACAGACGTTTGAGATACTTAACGTGATTCAAATCATCGTTGAAATCATCTATGCCAGTGCAATGCGGATTTTCGTAGTGCTTGGCACAGTACAACATAATATTGTCATTATTAAGTATCTCAAACATCGTTCATAATATTCCTTTAGGTTTATTCGTCTGGTGTTACTATATCCTCATCACCAGCACCATCTGCCATTGAACCAGCAACTAAACATTCCCAAAATACCCTACCAGCACGACCACCCGTACCAACAGTTCGTTTATTCCAACCTGTATGTGGAATTGTATTTGCACCTTCACCCATACTGACTTCTATAACAGCATCACTATTTCCACCAGCATCACCATCTATGGCTGGGGCGGCACTATATCCAGCACCCCCTGCGGTAAGTGTGACAGTTTGAATTATACCATCCGATGCGGTAAAAGTTCCAGTTGCTATTGTAGAATTCGTACCTGTGACAACTAATGCTCCCGAATTGGCATATCCAGTTCCACCATCTGATAATGATATAGCAACTACATTATCTCCAGTAGTTGCCCCAACTTCCCCTGCTGTAATTCCGAAAACATCTGACCCGTTGTCAAATTTCGGTTTGTTTGCTGTCGTATCCGACGATCCCCATAGACTCATGACTTTTCTCCTTTAGACGTGTTTATTTGATACCGTATGTTTCTAACCATTTTTTCCAACCATAAGCATTCTGGTTTCTTACCTGTGCTGAAAGTTTCCAATAATCAACAAATATCTGTTTAGAAACCTGTGGTGACATTTGAATTTCATCATGCATAAATTCCACAAACTCCTTTTCTGTAAAATGTTCCATTGAATTGCTCAATTGGTCAATCAAAAAATCGACATCAGAAAACATTTCCTTTAATTGAGTGCTTTCCTTTACTTGTATATCTTTCTTTGATGCTCGAGCTGAAATTCGTGCTACAGTTTCCTTATATCCTTTAGTACGACCATCGGGCCCGTCTTTTCTACGACCACCATTACCCATACGTTGTGATGCACTTTTATATTCTTTAGTACGACCATCGACCTTTTCAGTCTTGACCTGTTCCTCATTGTCATCCAATGCCTTACCCGACAACAATGCACTAATTACAGGAACAACATTTTTATTAGTTTTAAATTTATTATTGATCCCTAAATGACTCATACTACCACCCCTGTTAGATAATTTGATAATATTTTTTTCAATCCCTTATTCCGTTTCTTCTTAGTTTCAAAATCATTTTCAACCACCAAATCCCAATCTTGCCAATCATTCAATGAATTTTCAATAACGTGTTCGTTGGGTTGATGCTTTTCTCGTTCTACCCGTATTAAAAGACCATTGCAGTCTCTAATTCGTTTTGCTTCATTGGGAAATCTCAAATCATCAATAATCCAAAATGAATTTTTATTGCTACCTAATGAACTGGTAACTTTTTCGTTGTTACACCCAAAAAGTGCATTTACCCATATATCCACATCACCATGATTTCGGGCCCCCGTTCCAATAATTTGCAATATTTCACGGTAATCGGACAGTTTATAACCACTTGGTGTCTTTCTGGTATTTATATAAATCGGAATTTTATCCTGTTTGTCCTTCTTAATGGTAGCAACATCATTATCATACATCTCTGAAATTATCTCATACAACGGTTGAGCAAAACTTTTAACTACTCCTATTTTTCCCCTTTCCCCTAAAATATCTATAATCGTTTTTGCCACTCTGGACTTGCCAGATCTTATCTTGCCACTGATACCTATAACCATTATTTACCCTCAACTGTTTCAATACATACCTACGTTTTAAATTGCTGTGCATTAATGCACTACGATTTTCTAGATTCTTTAAATGTCATTCGTTCCTCTTTTCTTACCTTCTTCTTATAACCCTTCAAACGACTTTTTTCACGACGACCCCGATTCTTGGATTGATCTTCAAAACCAACAATTTTACCTTTCTTGTGAGATGCATCCTTCCCATCACCATTGCCATAAGTACCCTTTTCTCTATTGTACTTATTCAACTCTGCCCTGTATTTTATCCTCTCAGGTGATGATTGAAATTTTTCATATTCATCTTTATAATCCCTTTCGTATTCTTGTACAACCATATACTTTCTGAGATCATCAAACATCTGTTTTTTCATCTTGTCTGGCATCACTGCTGGTATTCCTGTCTTGAACGACTCAAAATCACCAGTTGCGGCTGCTTTCCGCATCTTGGATGCTGACATACCCTCTACACCTGTTGCATCTGGGTCACGTTCACCAGCACTGACAACTTTGACCCCATTGGCAAACTCATAAAAACCATGTGTAGACTTGACCCCGTTGTATTTATTTATCAATTTATTGAAGTCCGAAACTCTATCACCACCTACCACCATCGTGACATCAGTGTACCCTGCATCAAAAAGTTTGGTTACAACGTGTATTGCCGTTTTACATTTTGGATCTGATATGATCTTATCTGCATATTTCCGAAATGCCAGTTTCATATATTTAACCTTGATCTCATGTGGCATAGGATCTTTATCTGGACTCTGTGACCAACTCGGATATATAAGAAAATCTGCACCACTACCAGCAACCTTTTCAACCCTTTTGACGAGTTTTTCGTGTCCGATAGTTGGTGGGTTAAATCGACCAAATGTAAAAACGACTTTCATTGCTCTTTAACCTCTCGACATTCTAACTGCTTTCGTAGACTGCTAATTTCTTCCTGTTGCTTTTTGATTTTATTCTCTAACTCGATCTCTTTTCGTTGCCTATAGGCAATTTCATGCTCAAAGGTAACTGCCTGTTCTTTAACCAACTGATTTTCACTAAAAAATTCATCACAACCAGATAAATAAACCACTATCATAACAAATATAAGTGAACAAATTGCTTTCATTTCAGACACCCATGTCTTGGAATACGTATTTGAATTCTTCGTTCCATTCCTGTTCTTTGGCAATCTTCCTCTCACGGATTTTATCCCATGCCGTCAAAATCAATGCAATCAATACCACTATTTATACTCAATTCGTTCAAACATTGATTTACTTATCCCAATTTTTTATTCCATTAAAGTTGTTGTAGGAAAATTCCAACCGATCCACCAACTTGACCGCATTGCCCTTAATGGTGTCGATTGCCACATATCCTTCGTCATTGACTACCTTATATCCAGAATCTGTACGGACAAAGGTATTCGGAAATCTCTTTGCACCCATATTTAGTTTGTCAATAATTATCTGTTTGGCAATGGAAATATTAACATACATTTCCATCACTGCTTCCAAAGTCTTGCGATTCTTTTGAATATTCTTAATAATGTCATCTTTTGCTTGGGTTTTTTTGAGTTTCCCTGCATCTGATTTGATTTTTGTAAAGACCTTCGTTTCAAAATAGTTGTTAAGATAGCGGCTGTATAGGTTGGCATGGTAGTTGGTTTCCGTGACCGATTTTCCCTGTCTGACTAAGGAGTTTAGGTAAGTTTTGAACGATGCCCCCGTTAACGACGATGGTAGACTTGATTGATTGTCCAAAATGCTTTTTAGTTGTGACGTGTTAACACGTCTGAATGCCTTGCCAGCAATAGACAGGAAACCAGTTAAAACACTGGTTTCCTGTTTTGTCATCGTGACTGATCCAGATTTATCTTCATATTCGGCACTTGAATACCAAACAGAATCTGTGTTGTCTAAACCACTCACATCTGCACCAAAACTAGCACCCATTTCTTCCAATGAAGTGCCAGTATAAGTTGTATGGAAAACTATACCAATCTTTGCTTTTTGTATTTTTTGTGCTAATGCAGACCTTGATGGTACTGCATAGACAATAGTATTAGGTTGAAAAGTTATATACTGTATTCCATCAACTTCTGTGCTTTCTAGGTCATTCTGTGTAAACATCATGTCACCTTGAAGCACATTCTCTATATTCAACTTTTGTAATTCGTTGAACGCAATCACTAACTTGCTTGCTAACTGCCCTTTGTATCCATATAATGCGACATCACTTGGATGCTTAATCAACTTCGGATTCTTGTTGAATACACCCTTCGTACCTACGAAAAACTTGCCATCCGATGGATCTGTACCCACGAATACGGCTGGGGCCCCATCGAATTTGACTGTAATATCTAATTTAGACTGTGCGTTACCCGATAGCATCTCTCGAACTGATTGCAAGAAAGTTATAGATTCTCTTGCACCATCTACACCATTATTGAACACTTCGTCCTCGATGTGTTCCATATGTAGGTTCTTGATGGTTGATGCTTCGTTTATGTATTGTTTAAAAGATTTCATTTTTTATCAAATGTCTTGGTATTGACATCCCAAATAAAACTCTGTGGATAACTTTCGGCTGCAATACCACCCTTATCTGGTCTGATTTGCATTTTCTTATAGGTGAACTGTTCACCATCATACTCATAAAATATATACATATATGTTGCCAGATAATTAAGACCAGAATCCCTTGCACTAGGTTGCATATAAAAACCCCCCATTGGTTGAGTCTCTGGATCAACAACACCCTTGATTTCATCCGCAACATCACCAGAAACATTCACTCTCTTGATAACATCATACTCAACCTGTCCACCAGCACTAGGATCTTTGACCGACCATTCTACACCATACAATTTTATCACTGGAACTTCACTATCTCCCATACTCATATCAAATGAAAGGCTGTTAAATATCTGTAATGCATTTGTAAATCCATCAGTCTGGTCATTCAACCTATTAGCAATTTCAGTCATAACCTGTAAAGCAATCATATTAACTGGAATATTCAACATAGCAACCTGATTGTAGTCCTTATTTTCAAAACTATCAGTTATCAACTTGACCTGTGTTTCAGCACCACCATTTGTTCCGACAAAATAATTGTTTTGCTCTACCTCACCATCCAATTCCTTTGCCAATGCAAGAAATTCTACTGTTGTATTTTTCTTCCACCGTTCCCATTTTAGAAAAGGTTTCTTTTCATTAGCATAAACTTTATTCCATTTAACTTGGTCTGCACCAAGACCTTCCCTCAGAACACCTTTATTAAGTTGAGAGTTCAATTTAGACAATTTCCTATTCATGACAGACTTCGATGTTATTTTATTTATGATGCCCCAAAATAACCTTTTGAGTTTATCCACCATTTTGTTCAACAGTGAACTAACAAACGATACCCCTCTGGCAAGGTATCCTTTGATTTTCGCAACATTAAACAATTCACCCAACATTTCAAAACTTTCATTGGCAGTACTAGTCCACAAATAATCTTCTATACCACCTCTAACAGTTTTATCATAAATTCCCCAACCAGCAAGTGCAACCAAAGACTTTCCACCCTGTGCGCCAGATCTACTGTGTTTCATAGAAACCTGTAGAATTTCTGCTATCATCCTACCACTTTCCCATATTTCCACAACACCATCTGTCGTGGATGCTTTCATTTCAAGGTTTGCTAATTCATCATCAGACATTCCATAAAGTCTTTTCCACTTACGACTTCCACCTTTGAAAATGATTGCATCTGCCGTATTTTCTTTGGTTGTTCGATTCTTATTGACAGCACCCTTACCAATTTTTCTAAACCAATTATACTTGTATGTCCTATCTACATCATTCCACAAAACTTCACTTGGTTTTTTTGCGAAAAATCCAGTATATTCATCTCGAAATAGCAACGCACCCTTAATGATACCCATTATTGTTTCAAGATACCAATTTGCCATCTGATAATTCCACTTATTGTATACCAGACCGTTGACTTCTCCTGTTAGAGACTCCATATAATCAAAAAATTCCACAATGAGATCACCATCATAATTCCCATCATCTAAGATGAAATTTTTAGTCAACCATACAGAAAGTTCATTAGCAGAAGCATTATCAATACCTAACGCAACCGATGCCGTTATTTCATATAAATCAGTAGTTTCCGATGCGGCCAGAGATTTGGTTGTAATTTCCTTCGGTTTTGAGTCATTGCTAAATTTATATCCCTTTGTAACTTTTGAAACCTTCAACTCAAAAAAACTATGTTCAATATGCCCCTTTGCTGTAGCATAAACATAAAATTTATGTTCTTCTCCCTTAATTTCCGTAGATGCACAAACACCCATCACACCCTGAGAATTTATATCTAAACCCTCTTTTTTTATTATATGCTTATTCTGACCACTTGGATTTTCATCATGAACCACCAACTGAAATGCTTGTTCTTCTATTTGCTCGGAAGATAGACCTTCGGACTTCAATATTTTATTCAATTGACTAACCAATTCTTTATTGACATCAGAACTCGGTGATGGATGAACCTTAAAGGGTTTCTTCAAACCCTTTTTGATATAGTCATCCATACTGGCAATCAAACTGACTTCCCATAGCATATTAGCATACTGACTAACTAATTCATCTCTATCCAAAAAATCCTTGAATCTAAGCATAAACTCTACCCGTCTAAAATAGTCCTATAAAGGTATTTATAAACCTGACAGTTTTACCACAATGCACTAACGGCCACCATCAGCACACCCGAAAGTACCACTGCAACTCCG